TATGCACCAACTCACTTGTCTAATACTTTTATTCAAAAAGATGCTAGAAAATATCTTAGACCATTTACTCAAAAGTTTAGAGAGGGTGAGGTGATAGAATCTTCTATGGATGAGTTGCCTTGGCAACCAAACATTGAAGTTTTGTTGGAGAGTCTTGAAGTTATGAATAGAAAGCTAGAAGGCTATGGAATTACCGGTCGTATGTTGACAATTGGAGAAGCATTGAATACTTTGAACAGAGATGCAGCTAATGGCTTCCCAATGAAACAGAAATTTTCGACAGTTGGAGATTATCTTGATGACCCTGAGAATGTTAATACATTCCTTAAATTTGTAGAAATGATTGAAAAAGGGGAACGACCAACTGCAGTCTTTGACCAAGTTGGCAAAGACGAGCTGAGAGAGCTAGAAAAAGTAATTGAAGGAAAGATTAGATCTTTCAACTCAGCTCCTAAACATCTTGTTGTTTTGCAGAAAATGCTATTTCAAGATTTGTTAGATAAGATCACAGATATGCCAATTTCTGTGAAAAACAGTCTTAACGGATGGTCGCCTTTCTATGGTGGCTGGGACAATTTTGTTAAGTATATAAAAATGAGAAAAAGAATTATATCTGGTATGGATTTCCCTAAATGGGATTCATCGATTAATTCTTTGTTAAGACTGATGATGGAGTCGCTTTATGTTGCCAGAGTTATTTGTGAAAAACAAGGGCTCAAAGAAAAATATTTTGATTATTTAGTTGATTGCAACATAAACTGTAGAGTGTGTGTTATACCAATAGGTAATGGGCGTGCCTTGATTTACTTAGTTTTTCAAGGCATTTCATCTGGGGAATTTGTTACTTTAGAAGAGAATTCAGATATTAATTTTCTTAGACACACTTACTGTATGATTAGGCTGTTTGGAGTGAATCTAAAAACGGCCAGTGAAGGCGACGATAATAAATACTTTAATAGTATTATGGATTTAGTTCGGTATTTTATGTCATTAGGAGATGACGCAATTTTTTCAGCAAATAAAAAATTGAATTTATATATGCCCGATTATGCGCGTGCTTCAGCCGAGATTGGTTTTATTTTAGAATCATGGAGAGAAGGCTCACCAATCGATTTTGCAGGGGCAGAAAGTGATCTGGAGGGTCCAGTTTACTTTTTCAAACCAAACTATTCCAAATTGTATGCAAACTTGTTTGTCTATAAAAAAGGCAATGGGATAAAAGAGTACATCGCGAAGCTAGATTCGTTAGCTCAATTGTGTGCTGGAGGAGATCCTGAAGTGACTAAAAAATTGATTGCAGTCCGGGATCAAATTGTTTACGAATATACAAAATTCCCAGCATATGACTCTGCTTTTGTTGCAGGTCTCACTCCTTACGAAAAGGCAGTGAACATGCACTATCCCATCAATGAATAAAACACAGTGCACAGCGAAGATTAAAAAGGTGTTTTAATATGAGAGTGTTATTTGAAGTCGAGAGACAGATTCCAACATCTCAGAGGAACAATTTGCAGTATATGAAGACAAACACCTTTATTGCATACATAATCACAAAACTTTATTTTATATTTTTCTGTAAATCTTATCAAATTATTTAAAAATTTTCTGTATATATTACTTTTTACTTGTAAATAGTGTAGATGGCCAAAGAAGTTGTGGACGTGAAGGTTACACAGGGTGGAGTAAGGAGACGAAACGCAAAGAAATACAAGCGACCTCGCCCTGTTCGAGCTGTTGTAGTCAGACCAAAGAAAGCTGTCACTCGAAAGAGAGCGCAAAAGACGGTCAAAAGAATGAAGACGGCAAAACCATTTGTAGCTTACGGTGGTAGTTTAGCCTCAGCAGCTCTTAGGATTACAGCTTCAATTGTAGATCCTAAAAATCATGGAGCAGTACGTATACCAAATGAATTTAAAGATAGAAGAACAGCTATCTGTGCTCCATTTGAAGAAATACCCCAGGTAAATTACACTGGGCAAAGCAACTATGGTTTTATTTTAGGAAGACAAGTTGCACGTCAATTTATATATTCAAGAAACGATTCAGGTAGTTACAACTACGTTTTACAATTTGGATACATCGATTCATCAGGAGTTGGAGCCAAGAATGGTTCTTTCTATCCTTTGAGTATTGGTGCGAATGGTATAAATCGAGACGTTTTCGCTCTTCCTGCTGTGAGAATGGATAGTAGCGATACTTCAGCTATCCATGGAGCCTCTATGTTTGCTTTCTCTTGTAAGAAAGCACCAGATTATAGATTCTTCTTTGTAAACAAAGGAGATGTTATCACAGCTACATTGACTAGCACTTTATCTGCTGACCTCATTATCACGCAGATGCAATTTGTGGACGGCATGGTCACTCAAACGAATAATAAGATCGCCGCAACCAGCTTAGCTAATAGCTGGACTGTCTCAAATCCATGTTATGTGGCGTTTGGAGTTTCCACTACTGCAACGATTACTACTCAGGCTCTTAGTATTGCAGTCAGCAAGTCAAGCTCTGATAGCTATAGTTTGGCTCACCTGTGTGCACCAGATTTGATAAATTTTGTTAATGCCTTAGGAGCGCACACAATGGTTGGTTCATCAGTTCTTATGAAGAACGTGACAGAGGAATTGTACAAAAGTGGTGGCGCTTTTGTTGCCCAAATTCCTACTGACGTTGATTGGACTTCTATAGTCTACAATGGTACCAACAACCCCCCCTCATTCGCAGAGGTCGGAAGCATTCAAGGAGTTCAAAAATTGAGTCTGAAAAATGGACTCTATGCTTACGTTAAACCTGATGAGGAAGAGGACTTTTGTTTTAAAAACATGTTCACTTTTAGAGATGGGGCTTTAATGGACTCAAGAACACCACTAGATGAAGGTAAGTTTGTGATTGCTGCCTTTACATCATTGTCTGCAAATTCAGCTCTTTTTGAATATGAACGGACTTGTTCAATCGAATTTGAAACATCAGACACTTCCAGAAATATTGCTGCCTGTAGTGATAGAAGTGAAGACACTAGAACTGCTATGGTTTTAGTTAAACACATGCCGCAATTTATGGAAAACCCTACTCATGAGAAAACGATCCTTCAGTCAATGAAAAATACACTGATGGCGTTACCAGGTCTTGTTAAAAGATATGGTCCGACGGTTGTGAAGGCCGCTTCTTCACTCGCCAAGGTTGGAGCAATTGTTGCTACCTTGCTCTAGAGTAGATGAAAAATCACTTTGCTAAGCGAACTGTGCGATTAATTTTTAAAACAAGATTAAAAATTTTTCTTGAACCCACACAGATGTAGCGATGTTACAAAAAGCCAATTTTTAGACTTTT